GGACTTGAAAGAGGACGAACGTACTGATGCTGAAGAAGAAGGCTACGAAGATGGCATGAAGGACGAAAAAGAAGACATGGAAGACAAAGACGACGAGGAAATTGACCTTGAAGATATGTCAGAAGATGACTTAAAAGGATTCATTGAGGATGTTATTAAAGATTTAGTAGCAGACGGAACAATTGAAGCAGGTGATGAAGCAATGGAAGATGAAGAAGACATAGTTGATGTTGAAGATGTTGAAGATGTGGATGTTGATGTAGAAATCGACGAAGCAAAAGACATGGATAAAGGTGAAACAGGTGTTGGAAACGAGGATGGAGACAGAGATGACTCTAGAATTGAAAAAGAAACCGAAAAAATGAGATTCAAAGAAGCAATTGATGAAATCAATGAGCTTAAAAAAGAATTAAATGAAGTTAACCTTTTAAATGCTAAACTTCTTTACACTAACAAAGTTTTTAAATCTAAAAACTTATCTGAAGACAAAAAAGTTAGAGTGCTTAAAGCATTTGACAAAGCGTCAACAGTAAAAGAAGCTAAAGTTATTTTTGAAACATTAAACGAAGGTTTAGTGTCGAAAACAAAAGCAATTGCAAGACCAAAAGGTGCTGCATCAAAAGCAACTGGAACAATAACTGAAGCTAAAAAACAACCAATAATTGAATCAAACGATGTTTACAACAGAATGCGTAAACTAGCTGGTTTAATTTAAAACTTAAAAATTAATTAACCTTAAAAACTTAAAAAAATGAGCTTAAATACTCTTTTAGAAAGCGCAAACCCTTATCAGTCTTTACAGTCTGACGCGGCTAGATTAGCTAGCAAATGGGAAAAAACAGGTTTATTGGAAGGAATGAATGGTGCCCACAAAAATAATATGGGTCTTATTCTTGAAAACCAAGCTAAACAACTTGTAGTAGAATCATCACAAACTAGTGGTGGTGTAGGAACAGGTGGTACTTTTTCATCTCAAACTGGCGTAAACGTTGGTGGACAGTGGGCTGGAGTTGCTTTACCATTAGTACGTAAAGTATTCGGACAAATTGCTGCACAGGAATTTGTATCAGTACAACCAATGAATTTACCTTCTGGTCTTGTATTCTTTTTAGATTTCCAATATGGATCTTCTAAGACTCCATTCGCAGCAGGTTCTTCATTATATGGAGACAAAGGTGCAGGTGATAATCCTTTTGGAAACACTAACACAGGTGGACTTTATGGATCAGGTAGATTTGGATATTCAATCCAAAATACTCAATCTTTAAATGTAGTATCAACTGCTGCTAATACAACTTGGGATGAAGTAAATTTTAATAGTGATTTTTCTGCTTCTGTAGCAGCTGGTGACTATACAACTATTTCTGTACCTACATCATCTTTAAAATTTGGTGATTTTGATGGTGTAAAAGGATTTAATATTTTCTCTGGATCTGCAACTGCAGCAGTAATTACTGGATCTAATGGTCAAGTAGCTGGTTCACAAGTATCTGAATTTACATCTTATGATGGTGGAGCAAATGTAAAATTCGTTGTACTAGATACAGCATTTACAAATGATTTATTAGTAGCTGTAAACTATCAAATTCAACCAACTGATAATAACAGAGGTGATTTTGAAGCAGGTAACCCTCATCCAAATGCATTTAACGATGAATCAGGAGCTAACTGTTGCCCAGACCAAGTAATTCCAGAAATCAACATTCAGATGCAATCATCTGCAATAGTTGCTAAAACTAGAAAACTTAAAGCTGTATGGACACCAGAATTTGCACAGGATTTAAATGCATACCATGCATTAGATGCTGAAGCTGAATTAACTTCAATCCTTAGTGAGTACATTTCATTAGAAATCGATTTAGAAATTCTTTCTATGTTGATCGATGGTGCTGCTGCAGGAACTGAAACTTGGTCAGCTGTTAACAACATCTCTATCACAGGTACAGGTGCAACTATCGCTGAAACAAACTTAGGATTCTATAATTCTCAGGGACAATGGTTCCAAACATTAGGAACTAAAATTCAGAAATTAAGTAACATCATTCACCAGAAAACTCTACGTGGTGGTGCTAACTTTATGGTTGTTTCTCCAACTGTAGCAACTGTTTTGGAATCAATTCCAGGATTTGCTGCTGACACAGATGGTGATGCTGCTAAATCAAGTTACGCATTTGGTGTACAAAAAGTTGGTGCTTTAAATAGCCGCCAAAAAGTATACAAAAACCCTTACATGACTGCTAACACAATCCTATTAGGATACCGTGGTACTCAGTTCTTAGAAAGTGGTGCTGTATTTGCTCCTTACATTCCGTTAATCATGACTCCACTTGTATACGATCCAGATACGTTCGTACCAAGAAAAGGTCTATTAACTAGATATGCTAAGAAAATGGTTCGTCCAGAATTTTATGGAACAATCAACGTAGCTGGTTTAGATACTTTATAGTATTTAGATTAATACACTTTAATAAAATTAACCCGGTCTTTGACCGGGTTTTTTTTTACTTTTCATATGTATAATAAAATGCGTTATACCCAAACTATATTTATCTCATTATATAGCTATATCAATACTTTACTGTTTTTTAACGTATTTACTACGGTTGCATTAACCCATAACCTAACCCCTAATTTCAAGAATTTATGGCAAGTAAACACCATACGGACGATGTATATCGACCTAAGAGAATTCCTAAAAACCCAATTAAGTTCAAACTCCAACTTAATGAAGAACAAAAAGAAGCAAAAGCAACTATACTTGAAAACACAGTCACTCTTTTAGGTGGTAGTGCAGGTAGTGGAAAAACATTATTAGCATGTAATGTTGCTTTAGATGGATTGTTACGAAGACAATACGATAAAATAATAATAACCAGACCTACGGTATCAAAAGAAGAAATAGGTTTTTTACCTGGTGATTTAAGAGAAAAAATGGATCCTTGGGTTCAACCTATTTACCAAAACTTTTTCCAATTGTATGATAAAGTTAAAGTTGAAAAACTTATTGAAGATGGTAAAATAGAAATAGTACCCGTATCATTTATGAGAGGTAGAACATTTTTAGATTCAATGATAATAGTAGATGAAGCACAAAATGTTACTCACCAACAAATGGAAATGATCACTTCACGTTTAGGTTTAAGAAGTAAAATGATGGTGTGTGGTGATGCACAACAAACAGATTTAAAGAAAAAATCAGATTCAGGTTTTAAATTTTTATATTCTGCCGCTAGAAAGATTAAAAATTTAGAAGCAATTACTTTAATTACTAATCATAGAAACGAAATTGTTGAAGATTTATTAGAATATTATCAAGAAGCAATTGATAATGGAATATCTATTATAACTTCTGGTTCTAACACTTATAATAATAGAAATTAGTACCATATTTATAATAAAATAAAACAATGGCAATATGTAACCCAACAGGATCCTTATCTGTAACTATTAGAGAAGAAATAAGATTACCTAATGGTAATATGGAGCAATCCATTAATACTGAGGTTATTACTGATGTTAATCAGATAATGAAAAGAACTGATACTATAGCTCCTACATTTAGTGGAAGCGGAATTGAAATACTAAAATTTGTAGATTCTGAAGAACAGCAAACTGCTGGTTCTTTTGTTAGGGATACAGTTAAATATATGAGGTTTACAAATTTATGTAAAACAAATTTTGTATCTTTATATTTAATCCAAGATAGCCCAGAAGCACAAAACCCTAATGTTGGCAATGTAGGTTCAGGAGATGAATCCTTATTTAAATTAGATGCAGGAAAATCTATGGTATTTTCAAACGCACAATTTCAAGGAACTGACTATTATGATTATGTAGTAGAAGGATATGTTGATATTCAATATTTTTCTTCATTTTCTTCTTTATCTTCAATTAAGGCAAAAGCAGATACAGCAAATGTACAAATAGAGTATTTTGTAGCATCTTCATAATATTTATAACAAAATTAAATTAATAAAAAATGGCATTAACATTCAGAACAGGCTCAGATGGTAAAGGATCAGCTTTAACAATTAACGAGTTAGATAATAATTTTAGACACTTTACAGGATCTCACCCTATAACAGGAGATCTTACAATAAATGGTAATATATTAATAACAGGGAGTATAATACCTAAAGCTGGTGGAAATTACAATCTAGGATCAGCTACAAATGCATTTAAAGAAATATTTGTATCAAGTGATTCACTTATATTTGTAAGTGGCTCAACAACTAGTTCATTTGGTGTAGATTCATCAGGTTCATTGTCAGGTTCATTTACTGGTTCTATTAATTCACAATTTAACTCTGGTTCATGTTTAATAGGCTGTACTGGCTCAGTAGCTCCATCAGGTGCCAGACCAGAAGGAACTTTTGAATTTGTGGCAAGTGGTAGTGTTCACACAATGTATGTTTATTTAGGTGGTGCTTGGAGATCAGGTTCTTTATCCTAAATTTAAACCTATAAATAAAATTACGGAGGACTCAATTTGAGTCCTCTTTTTTCATATTTATAATAAAACTAATTATATTATGAATGTACCTATATATGATGGTAACCCTCTATGGAACCCAGATGCAGTACCCTTTGGGTTTTACAATAATAGTATTGAGTTTCAAGTTGACTGTGTAAAAGTTGCTGAATTTTGTGCTATTAGATTAGGTTATCCCTTAGTTGATATTGAATTACAATCAAGTTCATTTTTTACTGCCTTCGAAGAAGCAATTACAGTATATGGGAATGAATTATATGCTTATCTTGTTAGAGATAATATGCTAACCTTAGAAGGATTTGAAATCGAAGATTTTAGTTTTTTAAATAATAGTATAATTACCCCTAATTTAGGAGCAATAATAAGAATGTCAGAACAATATGGGGCAGAAGCAGGCACTGGTGGTAATGTACCTTGGTATAAAGGAAGTATCCCCTTAACCTCTAGTGTTCAGGACTATGATTTAAAGGCATGGGCCAAAAAAGAAAATATAACAGGTAGCATAGAAATTAAACGAGTATTTTATCAAGAACCTGTCCCAGCTTCAGCAAGATATTTAGACCCATTTGATGGTTTTGGATTTGGAGGAGTAGCTGCCGCAGGACTAATGGAAGTAGGAGGTTTTGGTGGTGGAATGGGTTATTTAATGATGCCACTTAGTTATGATATGCAAGTAATCCAAGCCATTGAAATGAATACTCAGGTTAGATTATCTAACTATAGTTTTGAAATGCATGATAATGTATTAAGAGTATTTCCAATCCCATCAAGCAACAACCATCTTGAAGTAGAAGGTTCTAGTTCTTGTGCAGGGAATATGTGGTTTGAATATATTAAAGTAAATGATAGAACAAGTGGAAGTGTAGATCCCTCATGTGGACAAGTAACAAATGCCTCTAATATGCCTTATACTAATCCTAATTATGATTTAATCAATTCAATTGGTAGACAATGGATTTTTGAGTATACATTAGCATTAGTAAAAGAAATTTTAGGATATGTAAGAGGAAAATATGGTACTATTCCTATACCTAATGCTGACTTAACCTTAAATCAAGCTGATTTATTAGCAGCGGCAACAGCAGAAAAAACGGCACTATTAGAAAGATTAAGAGCATATTTTGATGAAATGTCTCGTGCTTCTTTATTAGAAAGAAGAGCAAATGAGAAAGAAAGTAGAGATAGAGAATTAGAAGGTGTCCCAACCTTTATTTATATAGGATAATATGGCAATGTATACAGGACTCAGGGATGTTTCACTCCTGAGAAAATTAAATAGAGAATTAATGGGTAATATTATTACCCAACAATGTGCTATATATCAATTTAAACTAGAAGAAACTAAAGTTAATATTTATGGTGAAGCAGCTGGTGAAAAGTTTTATAATGGTCCATTTTTATTTAATGTCTTAATAAATAGATCAGATCAGCAATATGGTGAAGATGAAGAAGGAATACAGTTTAATCAAGCTATTGACTTTTATTTTTTAAGAGATGATTTAAAAGTAGCCAATGTTGTACCTGAAGTAGGTGATATTATCTTATATCAAGAAGGATATTATGGTGTACAAAGTACAGTAGGTAACCAATATTGGGGAGGAAAAAACCCATCATATCCTAATAATAATTCTAATGGAACACCAAACCCATTAAATCCTGGTTTAGATAAATTTGGAGAAAATGTATCTATATTAGTATCAACATATTATATACCAGCAGATAAAGTTGCTATTTCACCTTATAAAGAAAGATTTTAATGGCTATAAGAAAACCCATACCTAAAACCCAAAAAGAACTAAATATAGCTCAACAAACACCATCTAGTGAAAGATATGGAAATCCTAATATATCTGCACCTTCTAACTTAAGTGAAACAGGTATAGATTTTAATAGGTCTGAAAAATTATCATGGACAGGTGATACTACAAAACCCTTTTCTATTGGGTTAAAAGATTTAGATGAAGCAGTATTTTATTATTTTCAAAATGTAATAAAACCTTTTGTTTATCAAAATGGGGAAAGAAGAGAAGTACCCGTAATATATGGTTCCCCTGAAAGATGGAAATCATTTCAAAAAGATAATTACTATAGAGATAAAAATGGTGCTATTATGTTACCTATTATAGTACTTAAAAGAAATTCTATAACTAAAGACAGAACCGTATATAATAAATTAGATGCTAATAGTCCTAATTTGTATGGAAGTTTTCAACGTTCATATAATCCAAAAAATTTTTATAGCAACTTTGCAGCAATAAATAATAAAGTTCCTTCACAACAATTTTACGCAGTAGCTGTTCCAGATTTTGTTAATTTAGAATATAGTTGTTTAATTCAAACATATTACATGGAACAATTAAATAAAATAATTGAATCATGTGAATATGCCTCTGATGCTTATTGGGGTAACCCAGAACGATTTAAATTTAGAGCCTTTATAGATAGTTTTTCTACTGAAACTTCTTTAACAAATGGAAAAGATAGATTAGTAAAAGGAACATTTAATATTAGATTAAGAGGATACATTATACCAGATACTATCCAAAAAGACTTAAATTCTATATCAAAATACAATACTAAATCTAAATTTATTATTTCAATGGAAACAACATCTAATCCTGAAATATTTAAAGAAGGAGTTACTAAAACAAAAGATGGTAGAACAAGAAGACAAAGAGAAGATCAAGGAGAAATATCAAACATATCTGATATAACCCCAGGAACAGAATTAAAAAATTAAAATATATGGCTAGTAATATTAGATTTGTAGATGACTTAAAAGTAGGAGCATACACAGTTTCTGGTGGTGCTGGTGGTGGTACTGTAATAGATAATAACTTTAATAATTATGTATTAACTGCAACTGGTAATGATAATATTAAAGGTAACACTTTATTACAATTTGATGGTGTAAATTTAGGAATAGGAGGCCCATCAGCAGGTGCTAGATTTGAAATTAATGATAACACAGGCCGTGATTTATTATTAATAAAAAATGCAAGTAACCAAGGTATAAAAGTAGATAGTGATGGTGTATTCCAATTAATTAAATTTAATACCCTCCCAGGAACAGCACCAGAAGGAGGATTAGCTATATCTTCTAATAATTTTTATGTAGGTTTATAATTAATAAACTTATTTTTAATATGTATAATAAATTGAATACCACAAAATTAAAATAATATATAATGGCAAATTGGAAAAAGGTAATAGTTAGTGGGTCTAATGCAGAATTAGCACAACTAACTTTAACGGATTTATCAACACAAGCATCAGAAGACACAGTATTAACTATTAACACATCAGGTGTTATTGGTACAAGAGAAAATGCTGCTAGTTCAGGTAGTTCAGGTTCTTCAGGTAGTTCAGGTTCATCAGGTTCAAGTGGTTCATCTGGTACCTCAGGAGCAGATGGAACAAGTGGTACTTCAGGAACTTCAGGTTCAAGCGGTAGCTCAGGTTCAAGCGGTAGTTCAGGTTCTTCAGGTTCTTCAGGAACATCAGGAGCAGATGGTACTTCTGGTTCAAGTGGCTCATCTGGAACTTCGGGAGCAGATGGAACTTCAGGTTCAAGTGGTTCATCTGGTACATCAGGAGAAGATGGAACAAGTGGTTCTTCAGGTTCTTCAGGAACTTCAGGAGCAGATGGTACTTCAGGATCTTCAGGTTCTTCAGGTACTTCAGGAGCAGATGGAACAAGTGGTACTTCAGGAACTTCAGGTTCAAGCGGTAGTTCAGGTTCTTCAGGTTCTTCAGGTTCTTCAGGGACATCAGGAGCAGATGGTACTTCTGGTTCAAGTGGATCCTCAGGATCAAGTGGTACTTCAGGTTCAAGTGGTTCATCAGGTTCATCAGGATCAAGTGGAACAAGTGGTGTAATTAATATTACTAATTCAGGAGTTAGAAGAGTAATGACTGATATTGATGGTGATAGTGCTAGAGCTAATACAAATCTTACATTTAATGATGTTGGAAGCCCAGAGGGTGATGGATTATTAAATGTTGTTGGTGATGTAATTATCACACGTGATTTAACAGTACAAGGTACAGCATCTTTCCAAAATTCAGAAAATTTATTAATAAAAGATAGATTTATATTATTAGCTTCAGGTTCAAATTCAGCCGGAGATGGTGGTATTGTAATTCAACAAGTAGATCAAGACTATGGTGATGCCTTTGCTTATGATGGATTATCATCATTAAGATGGGGTGTAACAAGTTCATTCCATGCAAGTGGTTCATCATTTACCCCTGATGCCTTTATGGCAACAGTAGTTGTTGGGACAACCAATGACCCAGATGATGCACCAACAAGATATGATGCAAAAGGAAATATATTTGTCGCTAATAATCAAGATATTTATATTTACTCTTAAAAAGTAAAAAATTGTTATTAAAAAAATTAAAAAGTTTTATGGGGTTTAAATCTAACAAAGTTGAAATAAAAGGAGTACCTACTGATAAAGTGGGTACTTCTTTAACTCATAATGTTGAGTTAACAGAAAATGAAATTGAATTAATTTTACTTACTATTAAAAATAGTTTATTTAAAGGAGAATATGTAGAAACACTTTACAATCTAACTTTAAAGATGCAAGAAAAATATAAAAAAATTAAAAAAATATAGTTATGTCTTATAATTTAACAAATTTATCTTTAAGAGAATTACGTGCTCTTAGGAAATCTACTGATTTTATTCCTATTACAGGTATTGATGCTATTTTTATAGGTACTATACAAGTAAAGCTAAATCAAAAAATTGAAACTATTGAGCAACAATTAGAGGATAAAGAAATTATCCCTTCATCTCCTAGTTAATAGGGAAAATTTAAAACATATTTATAATGGATATTACGGCCCTTCGGGGAAGTGGGCACTTTGTGTAACCAACCTAATAATAAATTGATATGCCAAATTGGAAAAAAGTAATTACCAGTGGTAGTAACGCTGAGCTGAATGAAATAAAATTAACAGGTCTTTCAACCCAAGGATCTGAAGAAACAACCCTAGTAATAAATAGTGATGGTACAGTAGGTACCAGAGAAAATGCTGCATCTAGTGGTACATCAGGTTCTTCTGGGAGTTCAGGTACTTCTGGATCAAGTGGTTCATCAGGTACTAGTGGTTCATCTGGATCTTCAGGAACTTCAGGTTCTTCAGGTTCTTCAGGTTCTTCAGGAACTTCAGGAGTAGATGGTACTTCAGGTACTTCGGGGGCAGATGGTTCTTCTGGAACATCAGGAACTTCAGGTTCAAGTGGATCAAGTGGTACTTCAGGTACTTCAGGAGCAGATGGTACTTCAGGGACATCCGGTACATCTGGTAATTCAGGTAGTTCAGGATCTTCAGGAACTTCAGGAGCAGACGGTTCATCAGGTACATCAGGAACTTCAGGTTCATCTGGATCAAGTGGTACTTCAGGTTCAAGTGGTTCATCTGGTACATCGGGTAATTCAGGCTCATCAGGGTCTTCAGGAACATCTGGAACTTCAGGAGCAGATGGTTCATCGGGTACATCAGGAACTTCGGGTTCAAGTGGTTCATCAGGTACATCAGGTAATTCAGGTTCTTCAGGTTCATCAGGAACATCTGGGACTTCTGGAGCAGATGGCTCTTCAGGTTCTTCAGGGACATCAGGAGCAGATGGTTCATCAGGAACATCTGGAACTTCGGGTTCAAGTGGTTCATCAGGTACATCAGGTAATTCAGGTTCTTCAGGTTCATCAGGAACATCTGGGACTTCTGGAGCAGATGGCTCTTCAGGTTCTTCAGGGACATCAGGAGCAGATGGTTCATCAGGTACATCTGGAACTTCGGGTTCAAGTGGTTCATCAGGTACATCTGGAAATTCAGGAACATCAGGAACATCAGGAACATCAGGTACATCAGGATCCAGTGGATCAAGTGGTGTATCAGGTTCAAGTGGTTCATCTGGTTCTTCAGGTTCATCTGGTTCATCAGGTACATCTGGAGATTCAGGAACAAGTGGAACTTCAGGTTCTTCAGGAACTTCAGGTTCAAGTGGTTCATCAGGAACTTCGGGAGCAGATGGTTCATCAGGAACATCTGGAACTTCGGGTTCATCAGGCTCATCAGGAAATTCAGGAAGTTCAGGCTCAAGTGGTACATCTGGTACTTCAGGTTCAAGTGGTTCATCAGGTACATCAGGTAATTCAGGTTCAAGTGGATCCTCAGGAACAAGTGGTACTTCAGGTTCAAGTGGTTCATCAGGTACATCTGGTAACTCAGGAACAAGTGGAACTTCAGGTTCTTCAGGTACAAGTGGTTCATCTGGTACAAGCGGCTCTTCAGGTTCATCGGGTACATCAGGACAAGATGGTAACTTTGGTGGTGCTACATTTGACTATACTTTTAATGTTTCTACTACAATATCAAACCCAGGTTCGGGTAAAGTAAGATTAAATAATGCAACACAAACTTCTGCAACTATATCGGCGATTAGTGAAACTGATGATGATGGAAATTCTGTTCAATCATTTTTTGAAACAATAGATTCTTCAACCTCAGCTATAAAAGGTCATATGAGATTATCAGATAAAGATGATCCCTCTGATTTTATATTATTTGCTATTGATGAATTAGTTGATCAAGGATCTTGGTGGCAATTTACAATAATATTTGAAGCACAAGGGGGTAATGCTTTAACAAATAATGAAGATATTATAGCATCATTTGTAACAACAGGTGATAGAGGTGACGATGGTACTTCAGGTTCAAGTGGTTCATCTGGTACTAGTGGTTCATCTGGTACTAGTGGTTCATCAGGAACTTCAGGTTCAAGTGGTTCATCAGGAACAAGTGGTAATTCAGGAACAAGTGGAACTTCAGGGACTTCAGGAACTTCAGGTTCATCAGGTTCTTCTGGAACTAGTGGTTCATCTGGTTCTTCAGGAACATCTGGAAATTCAGGTACATCCGGAACTTCAGGAAATTCAGGCTCAAGTGGTTCTTCTGGAGTGTCAGGCTCAAGTGGATCTTCTGGAACAAGTGGTACATCAGGAACTTCAGGCTCAAGTGGATCAAGTGGTGTATCAGGTTCATCAGGTTCTTCAGGAACAAGTGGTAACTCAGGAACAAGTGGTACCTCAGGATCTTCAGGAACAAGTGGTTCATCTGGTTCTTCAGGAACATCTGGTAATTCAGGTTCAAGTGGTTCTTCGGGAACATCAGGAGCAGATGGAACAAGTGGTACTTCAGGTTCATCAGGCTCATCAGGAACTTCAGGAAGTTCAGGCTCAAGTGGTACATCCGGTAATTCAGGTACATCGGGTTCTTCTGGATCTTCAGGAACATCTGGTAATTCAGGTACTTCAGGAACAAGTGGTAATTCAGGTTCTAGTGGTTCTTCCGGAGTATCAGGCTCAAGTGGTTCTTCAGGGACATCAGGTAATTCGGGTTCAAGTGGTTCTTCGGGAACATCAGGAGCAGATGGAACAAGTGGTACTTCTGGAACAAGTGGTAATTCAGGCTCAAGTGGTTCTTCCGGAGTATCCGGCTCAAGTGGTTCTTCAGGGACATCAGGTACATCTGGTAACTCAGGTAGTTCAGGTTCATCAGGTATTAGTGGTTCTTCAGGTTCTTCAGGGACATCAGGTACATCTGGTAACTCAGGTAGTTCAGGATCTTCAGGAACTTCAGGTTCAAGTGGTTCATCAGGTACATCAGGTTCTTCTGGATCCTCAGGAACATCTGGTAATTCAGGTTCATCAGGTTCAAGTGGAACAAGTGGTGCTGCTACTATTGGAAATAATGGTGATAATAGAGTAATAACAGCTACTGGTATTGCTGGATCAGTAAATGCTGAAGCAAATTTATTATTTGATGGTAGTATATTAAATATTGATGGTTATATTGAGTACGAAGAACCAGCAAGTGCTAATGAAACTGTTGGAGAAATAGTAACCTTTGGTACCTTTAGTACTATTAATGGTAGTATTGCAGCAGGAGATCTTGTTGTTAGTTTTAGTGCATTATCTGCTCTTAATTGGAAATTAGCAGAAAGCGATACTGAAGATAATGCTAAAGGAATGTTAGGAATAGCTTTAGGTACTAGTGCTGGTAGTGGAGTTCTAATTAGAGGATTTGCTAAATTTTCTGCTTTTCCAAATTCATATGGTGTTCCTTTATATATTGGATCTACTGCTGGAGAGGTATCTACCTCTGCACCTACAGGTAATGGGGATATAGCTAGGGTAATAGGTTATAGTATTGAAAATGGAAAGATTTATTTACACCCAGATAACACTTGGGTTAAAAGAGCTTAAAAATCATTTTAAAATATGTCTACAACAACTATAAATGCAGGTAAACAAACAGCAGCTCAATCTGGTACTAAATCTAGTTGGTCGGCAGCTAGAGATGCTACTTCTTCTGCTATACATGTTAATTATACTACATTTCAATCAAATAATACTTCAGCTATTAGAGAATTATATAGTTCAGGTCCAAAAGGAGGTGCTTATCGATTAAATAGAGCATTTTTCTTTTTCGATACTTCAACCATAACTGATACTATTACTGCTATAGATTTAAAAATACAAGGAGCTACAAATGGAGGTTATAATACTAGAGTTGCAAAAAGTACAGCTTTTGGTACTAGTGGTGGAAGTGCATATGTTAATACAGACTTTAATAATTGGACTACCACAAATGGTCTTCTTCCTACTCCTTATAATGCTTCAAACCACGTTTGGTCCACATCAACAAATACTATCACGTTGAATGCAACAGCAATTTCTGATGCTAATAGTAATAACTATCTTAATTTAGTAGTTGTAGGTGGTAGTTTTGATTATACTAATACAGAAATGCTTTTACCCCAAGATTTACTAGGAGGTATTCAATTTGCTAGTACAACAGTATTCCCACAATTATTTATAACACACTCTGCTCCTTCATATGGCAATGACATAATTGGGATACCTAATAGTAAATATACAAAAGTAATTGATATATCTAAATCTGATATATCTGAAATAATAGGAGTGTAATATAATGTGGAGTAGATAAATAGTTTACGTATATTGGTTTTAAATAAAAAAGTTATAAATGAATATTATTTTCCAAATAGATGGTGGTCTAGGTAAAAGCATTATGGCAACTGCCATGATAAAAGTAATAAAAAAACAATATAAAAATTCTAATTTAATAGTAGTAACATCTTATACAGATGTATTTTTAAACAACCCCTATGTATTTGCAGTACATCAAATTGGCCAACTAAATGGTTTATATCTTAAATATATTAAAGATAAAGATTGTAAAGTTTTTGCTACTGAACCTTATAAAGATACAGACTTTATAACAGAGAAACCTATAAATTTACTTAAAACTTGGTGTAAAATTTTAGGGTTAAATTATAATAATGAACAACCTCAAATATATTTAACTCAACCTGAGATAGATTATTTTTCTCCTTATTATCTTAAAGATAAACCTATTTTAACAATCCACCCCCATGGTGGTCCAGAAGGACTTGGGTATCAATATACTTGGACAAGAGATATCCCAACACCCATTATAAAACAAATAATAGAATATTATAAAGAATCTCATTTAATAATTCACATTAAGAGGAAGGACCAAATAGTATATGAGAATACTCTTCAAGCTTTAGATGGGTATAGAAGCATAGCAATATTATTACAAATGTCTGATAAAAGATTACTTATAGATTCTTTTACACAACATATGGCTGCTGCTTTAAATTTAAAATCAACAGTATGTTGGGTTACAACTAAACCGGAAATATTTGGTTATAAAATACATAATAACATAATAGCTGAACCCTTTACTAAAGAACCAGATTATACTTCTAAAATTTATAATCCAACTTTTTTATCTGAAAATATACACTCAATTCCTTATAATGATTTGAATGAAGTATTTGATATAGATAAAATAACCTCCTCCTTAAATCAATAAAAATGTTAGATAAAAAACCAAAATTACATCTCCATAGTTGTTATATAGGAACAACAGGATTTAATAACCATACTAGAGATTTTTTTAGAGAAATATCTAAAACATATAAAATAAAAGTTAGAAATTTTACTGTTGGTAAACATTGGAAAGGTTTAGAAGACGAACCCTTTAATAAAGAAGAATATTTAACAACTTCTGATAAAATTTTTCTAGATCAACAAACATATTTTAATAATGAACATCAATTAAATGATTTTCCAATTTATCAAAATTACCCAAATGTTTTTACCCCTGATCTTAATATAATTTTAGCTGAAGTAAATCACCATTATTTTTACCAAGACTATAAAGGTCCAAAGATAGGATACACAGTATGGGAAACAACTCGATACCCTGATTATTTCTTTGATAAATTAAAAGAATATGAACAATTATGGGTACCTTCAGAATGGCAAAAACAATGCAATATAGAGCAAGGAATGCCTGAGGATAAAATAAAAGTAATACCAGAGGCTGTTGATTCCAACATCTTCCACCCAAACCCAGATGTAACTTTACCTGAATATGATGATGGTAGGTTTAAATTTGTCCATTTTGGTAGATGGGATTATAGAAAATCTACTAAAGAAATAATAGAAGCGTTTTTAGAAGAATTTGGAGAAGATGAACCTATAGATTTAGTTTTATCTATAGACAATAGATTTGCAAAGGATAAATTAGAGACTACTGAAAATAGATTAAAACATTATAAACTTTTAGATCCTAGATTAAAAATTAAACATTTTCCTTCTAGAGAAGACTATGTAAAATATTTACAAAAGGGTCATGTATTTCTATCCTGTGCTCGTGCTGAAGGGTGGAATTTACCTTTAATAGAAGCAATGGCATGTGGTACACCTTCTATTTATTCTAACTGTAGTGCCCAATTACAATTTGCAGAAGGTAAAGGATTACCTGTTAAAATAACAGGTAAAAAACCCGCTATAATGGGTGAATATAGTACATTCTCTCAATCTGATATGACAGGTGAATTTTATACTCCTGATTATGAAGACTTAAAAAAAGTAATGAGGGATGCTTATAAAAATTATGATAGACATAAAAAACAAGCATTAAAAGAATCTAAAGAAATAAGAGATAAATTTACTTGGGAAAGAGCTGCAAAACTAGCAAGTATAGAAATTGATAGATTATATAATAATCTTCCTGAAAATAAAGTAGAAATAAGTTTTGGTGAAGGACCTAAAGTTCAAACTTATGGTACTAAAAATAAAAAATATTTTGTAGAGTTTATTGATTCACGAAATGATAAAGTTATCCATTCTTCTACTATTACAAATAATATGTGGACTACGTGTAGTAAACAATATTATATTCCCTGGATTATTAAAATTAATGGAGAAATAGTACATAAATTAAATTTAAAAAATAAAGTTGTTAAAATATCATTAGATTCAAAATCAGTAGGTGATACTTTAGCATGGGTACCCCAAATTTTAGAATTTCAAAATAAACATAAATGTGAAATAATAGCTTCAACTTTTCACAATGAGTGGTTTGAAAACTTGGAAGCATATAAAAATATTAAGTTTGTACAACCCAATTCCAATGTTGAGGCTTATGCTCATTATACAATAGGATGGTTTAAAAATAATAAAAAATGGGATGAAGGTTTTAAAAACCCAAATTCCCCTAATACTATCCCTTTAATTCAGACTATTACAGATATATTAGGTTTACCATATAAAGAAATTAATAAAGGTGTCAATTTCACCCCAGGTAAAAGACCTATAAAAGGAAAATATATTTGTATAGGACCTAAATCAACAGCAGGTTTAAAAGAATGGCCTTATCAAAATTGGAGAGAACTAGCAAAAAAATTGCATAAAAAAGGATATAAAATAGTTAATTTATCTTATGAAGGATTTAAAGGAACTAATATAATTAATAAACAAAAATTAAATTGGGATAAAACATTTAATTACCTCCATCACGCAGATTTATTTATAGGATTAGGATCAGGTTTATCTTGGGTTAATTGGGCTTTAAATAAAGAAACAGTAATGATTAATAATTTTATCCCCTATGGTTATGAATTTACTAGTTACTTAACTAAAATCGAAAATAATTCTGTATGTAATAATTGTTGGGTAAGTAAAGATTATACTTTTGATGCTGGTGATTGGGATTGGTGCCCTAAAAATAAAGGAACTAAAGACCAACATATTTGTCAGAAATCAATAACAGTAGACCAAGTATATAATAAAGTTATAAATATTTTAAATGGTTAAAAAAAATAAATTTACATGGATAACTGGAGGGGATAAAAGTTATTTATTAATGATAGAAATATTAGCTAAAAGTTTGTTAAAATATTCTAAATACAATCTTATAGTGTATAGTTTTAATTGTGATTCTACAATCGATTTACCTAATGTAACTAATAAAAGAATTGATTATATACCTAAACCTACGTCAAATTTTACACATGAACCCGATTTATTTAATAAAGATTATTCTATTTACTTTGCTAAATATTTAGCAAGTTTAGATTCACTAAATGAAAATTTTAATAGTTTTGCTTGGATAGATGGTGATGCCTTTGCAACTAAAAATATAGATTCTTCATTACAGTATTTACCATCTTTAAAAGATTATCCATTATTTATGAAATATTTTAACCCTGATATATACCAATGGAGACAACATGGAGGTATAAAATTAGATGGTAGATATGGTAATGAATTAGCTTCTATAAAAAATATAAAAAGAAATCCTAACAACAAATTAATAGCAACTGGGTTTTATTTTTACGATAAAAAAAGTAAACCCTTTTTTGAAAAATGTCTAGAATGGAATAAAGAATTAAATCAATATTCAATTAAAATCTATATTGATGATAATGCCTTTTCAGAAGAAAGAGTAGCTAATAATATATTATGGGAAGAAGATAAAAAAGAAAATTTACCTATTACCTGGAATAATTATTACAGTTCAAAAGAAGAAACAATAGTAAATCCTTATTATTTAAAACAAGGATTTGATGTAATGTATGATACATTAACCCTTCAACCTTACTTTATTCATGGTCCCGATCCTTCAGTAAAGCCTAAAAATGCTGAAACTTTAAAATTAGCCTTTAATGATTACCAAACTACTAAATTAATGGTTGTTGCTCACCCTGATGATGAATTAATATTTGGAGGAGCAGAATTAATAAAATATGGCCCAGAATATAAAGTTGTTTGTCTTACTAATAAATTAAATAAAATACGAAGTAAAGAATTTGAAACAGTAATGAAAAAATTAAATGTAGGTTCTTGGGAAATGTTTGATTATGAAGATACACTATACCCTACCCAACAATTTAATTTAAAAGATATTTTAAAAAGTAGAGAATGGGAAAAAATAGTTACTCATAATCCTATAGGTGAATATGGTCACCCACAACATAAACTAGTATTTGATATTATACTTAATATTACTAATGATTTTTACGTATTTGGTAAATCCCAACAAAAACTAGACCAAAATACTTTGGATACCAAAAATAATTTACTTACATTATATACGTCGGAAACACCTATTATAAATCAATTATTAAATAATAATGGGGATTGGTTTAAAAGCAATGATCCTTTTACTAACTATATAGAATATGAGTGTATCGAAAAATACGATGTTAGTAAAAATAAAGATAACTATATAAAATGTTATGAAAAATAATTTAATAATAATTCTTTCCCATTGTGATTCAAAGGAAAAAATAGAAATATTAACAGATAATATTAAAAAATTAAAGACTCAAAATTTTGATATTTTATTATTATCACACACACCTATACCTTCTCATATTCAACAAATGATAGAGTATTTTATTTATGATAAAAGTAACCCTATAATTAATTGGCCATATAGGGGGATGGTTTTTTGGAAAAAAATATTAGATGATACTAACTATCGCTTACAAACTATATACCCAGATTATGGTTGGACTGCTTTTAATCAAATTTTATTAGGTGGTAATTTAGGTTTATCTTTAGACTATAGTCATTTTAGTTTTATAAATTATGATATCCAAATTACAGATTTAATAATTACTGCTTTAAATAATCCTACTTCTTTTTTAACATCTAAGGTACAGCCTTGTAGTGAATCAAACCCTAGATACCCAAGCTTTATGCTTAATATTTTAAATAGGAAAAATTTAAAAGCTTTATTACCTCTAATTAATAAAGAACATTATATGTGTGACACCCTCCCATGGAAAGAACCTAGCAGGTTTAAATCAGCTGAAGATTACTGGGGCCATTTAATAACTAATTTTTTATACACTATCCATCCAGAACCTATAGTTGATTTAATTGTATTTGATAACCCTGAATCTATGTTTAATTATAGTGGCACAAATAAATTTAAGCTTTTTTTCCAAAACAATCATACTCATAATACTATTCAAAATGATGGGGTATCTAAAATTTTACTTTTTGATATTCAAATTTCTAATTTAAAATTAATAGTTAATAATGAATATACAGATATAATAAAAGGTAAAAATGAATTAATAACTTTACCTAAAATTAAAACTATAGGTTTTATATTAGATGGTGAGTATACTGACTTAACAAATAAATATAAAGAATCAATTTACCAAACAATAGAATACACTGAATAAAAATTAATTAATATTTATAAATAACAATAATGAGTAAAAAAATCAAACTATCAGAAGAAGAATTAACAATTCTTAGAGAATACCAAAAAAACCAAAATGCAATTACTTTTGACTTAGGACAAGTTGATATCCAAAAAGCATTTTTAGAAGGTCAAAGAGCTTCAATTTTGGATGGTTTAGCAGATTTACAAGAAAAATCAAATAAAACAGCTAAAGAACTCCAAAAAAAGTATGGAGAAGGAAATATAGATTTAGAAACAGGGGAATTTATTACCCCAGAATAGGTTTTTGAGTCCTTCTTTAATATTTATAATAAAACAATTATTAAAATAATAAAAATAAGATGGCAGAAACATTAATATCTCCAGGAGTATTAGCAAGAGAAAACGATCAATCACTTGTTACGGCTCAACCATTAGTAAGAGGTGCGGCTATAATAGGCCCAACCGTAAAGGGTCCAGTTGAAAAACCAACCTATGTTAGTTCATTTAGTTCATTTAATGCTCTTTTTGGAGGAGCATTAGAAAGTGGATCTACAGATTATACTTATTTAACTTCAATAGCAGCAGATAACTATTTTTCAAGTGGAGGTAGTTCTTTATTAGTAACAAGAGTAACAAGCGGTTCTTTTTCACCTGCTCTATCAACCAATATTGAAAACAATGTTGAAACAGGAGATGGTGGGTTAGTAGGAGGTTTAACTCCTTGGACTGGTGGTACAAATACTGGTGATACAGCAGCTACATTCTCTAACGTTGCTTTAACTAGTACACCTGGTTCAGGTGCAAAAGCAACAGTAACAACAGTAGTAAGTGGATTATTAGTAGTTTCAACAACAGCAGTACCAACAGGTACTGGAGTTGCAGCTGGTGCATATGCAGCTAGTGTATCTTCAGATCCTATTACAATAACTGCAGGTATGGTTGATACAGCTGGTGCTTCAGGTGGTACCGCTGTAATTACTACAGATGCAGCAGGTGGAGTAGTAGTAGGTGTTACTTTAGCAGTAGCTTCAAGTACAGGATATGCTGCTGATTCAATCATTACAATACCAGAAGCAACATTACAAGCAGATGCACAATTAGGTTCTGGAGGAACAGGTGGAGATATAGTTATCCAATTAGCAGGAACTAATGTAGGTTCAGCAATTTCAACAGTTTCAGTTACAACAGAAGGATCAGGATATGTAGCAGGTAATGCAGTTACAATAGCTGCGGGATTATTAGGTGCGGGATCTACAGAAGCTTCTCACACATTATTAGCCTCAGAAATAGAAAATGCAAATACTTTTATATTAGAAACACTTTCTGAAGGAATAATTATGAATAACACAACTCCAGTAGGAGCAGATTCAGCAGGAACAGAATTATCAGGTGGTGCATTATCAAGTGGATCAGCAGATAATATTAGATGGGAAATTGCAAGTGTAAATACTGCTTCAGGTGTGTTTTCACTACTTATTAGACGTGGTAATGATAATAATAATTCAAAAGTAATATTAGAATCATTTAATAACATTTCATTAGATCCATTTTCTCCAAATTATATTTCAAGAGCAATTGGTGATATTACTTCTAATGTAGTAGTAGCAGCAGATGGTTCTGGAACATATTTACAAGAATCAGGTTCTTATCCAAATGTTTCTAATTACGTAAGAGTAAAAGAAGTAAAATTTAATACTCCTAAATATTTCCAAAATAATGGAATAGCAAAAAATGAATTTACATCATCTTTACCACAAATAGGTTCAGGTTCTTTTGATCAAGCAGTAGGTTCAAATCTTAATTCCATATCATTTAATCGTTTCTACGATAAAATTGATGGAACAAATACACAAGGTTTAATTGGAACAGATTATACAAATGCTATTAATTTATTAGCTAATCAAGATGATTATCAATATAATGTAATCTCGGCACCAGGTTTATATTTTTCAAATTATGCTACTCAGTGTAATTTGATTAAAAACAATACTATTGCAAGAGGTGATGCTATTTATATAATGGATTTAGTTCCTTATAATACAGCAATTAACACTGTATTACAAAATGCATCATCACTAGATTCTAGTTATGCAGCGGCATATTGGCCTTGGTTACAAACTGTTGATCCAAGTACTGGATTATTAGTTTATGTTCCAGCTTCAACAATGATCCCAGGAGTATATGCCTTTACAGATGCTTCAAGTGATCCATGGTTTGCACCAGCAGGTATTACAAGAGGTGGAATGGGTTCAGTAGTAAGAGCTGAAAGAAAATTAACATCAGCAAACAGAGATACTTTATATGAAGGTAATGTTAACCCAATTGCTACATTCCCACAACAAGGAGTTGTAGTATTCGGACAGAAAACATTACAAAAAGCAGCAACTGCTTTAGATAGAGTAAATGTACGTAGATTGTTAATAACACTTAAAGATTATATTTCTCAAATTGCTGATAACTTAGTATTTGAAGCAAATACAATTGCTACAAGAAATAACTTCTTAACACAAGTAAATCCATATTTAGAAAGTGTTCAACAAAGACAAGGTTTGTATGCATTTAAAGTAGTAATGGATGAAACAAATAATACACCGGATGTAATAGATAGAAATGAGTTAATCGGTCAGATTTTCTTACAACCAACTAAAACAGCTGAATTTATTATACTTGATTTCAATGTATTACCAACTGGAGCAACATTCCCAGCATAAAAAAAAGAAAACCGAATATTTATAATAAAATAAACATATAAAATGGCAGTATTAAACCCAAACGAAATATTTTTCACAGCTTTCGAGCCAAAACAAAAGAACAGATTTATAGCTTTTGTAGATGGATTCCCAGCATACATCATGAAAGGTGTAGGAGCCGTAACTGTATCTCAAGGAACAGTACCTTTAAATCATATTAACGTTCAACGTTTTGTAAAAGGTAAAACAACTTGGGGGACAATTCAATTTACATTATTTGACCCAATTACTCCATCTGGTGCACAATCAGTAATGGAATGGGTTAGATTACATCATGAATCAGTAACTGGTAGAGATGGTTATAGTGATTTTTATAAGAAAGATCTTACAATCAATGTACTAGGACCTGTAGGTGATATCGTTTCAGAATGGATTATCAAAGGAGCAATGATTACAGAAGCTTCATTTGGAGATTATAACTGGGATACTGAAAATGCTGCTCAAGAAATTACAATGACAGTTCAACCAGATTACTGTGTATTAAATTTCTAAAAATTTTACTCACCCCTAATTTTTCAAAAAACGCTTGGCTTCGGTCAAGCTTTTTTGTATATTACATATGTATAACTGATAAAAACGTTTTAACCAAATAAAGATTATGGCTGAATTTAAATTCCCAACAGAAGAAATAGAACTACCCTCAAAAGGATTATTATATCCTAAAGATAATCCCTTATCTAGTGGTAAGGTAGAAATTAAATATATGACTGCTAAAGAAGAAGATATTCTTTCTAATCAAGCATTTATTGAAAAAGGTACAGTATTAGATAAACTTTTAGAATCTGTAGTAATATCTAAAATAGATTTAAAAGATTTAGTTATAGGTGACAAAAATGCTATTCTAATTGCTACTCGTATTTTAGGATATGGATCGGATTACAAAACTATAGTAAATGGAAAAACAGAAACCATAGACCTATCAGAATTAGAAAATAAAGAATTTGATAGCTCTTCTATGATTGAGGATAAAAATGAATTTGCTTTTACTCTACCACATAGCGGTACTAAAATTACTTATAAGTTATTAACGGGTCATGATGAAGTTAAAATTGAAAGAGAATTAAAAGGACTTAAAAAAATAAATAAAAATGCTTCTTATGAAGCCTCTACTAGATTAAAATATACAATTACTTCTGTAGATGGAGAAACTGAAAAGAAAGATATTAGAGAATTTGTTGATAATTACTTTTTAGCTAGAGATGCTAGAGAATTTAGAAAACATTTAACTCTAACTTCCCCTGATGTAGATCTTAATGTTGTTTTAGATTCAGGAGAGGAGGTAGTTGTGCCCATTGGGCTTAACTTTTTTTGGCCTGACTTCGGAGACAGCTCCTCAAATTAGACTAAACATATTTAAACAAATCCATGAAATAATATTTCATGGTAAAGGTGGATATGACTATGTAACTATTTACAATATGCCTATATGGTTGCGTAAATTTACTTTTAAAGAAATAAACGATTTTTACGAGGAAAAAGCAGCAACACAGAAAAATGAAATGTCTGCTGGAAAAACCTCTCTGGTTAATTCAGAAGGTAAAGTAAATGCCCCTCAATTTAAACAAGCATCTAAAGCATATGAAGGTAAAAGCAGCTATAAATAGTTGCTTTTTTTCATATTTATAACAAAATAATTTTATATGCCAATCGGAGACGGAAAAGCTAAAAAAGAAGCACAAGACTTAAAGCAAGAATTTGCATTCATGTATGATGCCATTACTTCTTTAGGTGATAAATTAATTGGTTCTTTTGAACAAGCAGTTGACGAAGCAGGTAATATGAATAATGCTTTTGAAATTGCTAGTAAAACATTTCAAAGAGGTTTAGCTGCAGATTTAAAACAAAGTGTAAAAAATACGGATGCATTAATTGATTTATATGCTAAATTAGGTAGAGATGCTATTACTCAAAAGGATATAGCTAAAGAACAAGAAAAAATAGATTCTAACCGACTCAGGTTGCAAATTAAAAGAAAAGCTCTAGGTAACAATATTACGGCTCAACAAAAAGAATTTTTTATCTTACAACAAAATGAGCTAGCCACACAGCAAAATATGCTTAATACCATAAATGCTAAAAACGATAAATTACAAAAACAAAAAGGTATATTTCAATTAATTAGGGAAAATGCTGGTGGTGTAGCGGATAAAATCGATAAAAGTGGTACACTATCAAAAGTACTATCAGGTAATCTCCTTAAAACATTAACCCCTCTCAGAATATTTGAATTAGTTGTTGTGGGTATAGTTGACGCCTTTTTATCCTTAGATAAAACAACAGAGAAAGTTGCAAAAAACCTAGGGATAAGCTTCCATGAAGCGGCTGCAATGAATTCACAGTTTTCTCAAATTGCACAAGATTCAAATAATATATTTGTTACTACCGAAGGTATTGCAGAATCTCAAATACAACTATCAGCAGCCCTTGGAACTAATGCAATGTTTACTGCTGAAATGTTGCAAACTCAAACTGAGTTAACTCATCAACTAGGATTAAGCGCTGAAACAAGTGGAGAAATTGCTAAACTTGGTTTACTAACAGGTAAAACATCAAAGGAAATAGCAGCTAATGTAATGGGTCAATCTGTAGCTATGAATGCTGCTAATAATACAGCAATTACAGAAAAATCAATTTTACAAGAAGTAGCAAAATTATCA